ACATTCATCAGCATATATCTATAAGGCTTGCTAGAGACTATTTCACTCTGAGGAGTTTCACTATAGATCATTGTATCATTAAATAGTTAATTGGATAGAATAATACACTTTTTAAAAAGTGTATTAAACTAGCACTTCGCAATGATTCAGGAAAGGTGGATTCCTTTAAAATCCTGCCCTCCAAAGGAAAACCCTATTAATAATAATAAATATTATTTAAAATCCTTTCAATATATTAGTTAATTAATAAGAATAATACTATTGGTATGTATAATATATAAATATATCTATATATCAATTGATTATAAGAATAATACTATTGGTAGGTATAATATATAAATATATATCTATATATCAATCGATTATTATTCTATATTTTAAACTATCTATTGCATAAACATTGTATCAATAATAATCAATATAAGGAAATATAAAATGGCATTTATTAATCATAAAACTAAAGACTTTATTATCTCTGAATCTATGCCTGATGATGGATATATTTATCTATCTTCTCCAAGTAAGATTAGAGTTCATAAGGAATCTTACCAGATTCAAAAGCTTGTAAATGGGAAATATATTCCTATTCATATTACTACTGGAGGAATGAAGGGTCATTATTATCCTGCATTCTATGCTGATAACCAGTTGTGGAACGCAGTGAGATTGATTGCAACTCTGTTTGTTCCTAATCCTAATGGGTATAATTTCATTTGTCGTGATGATAATAGCCTTAATCCTAAGAGCTTAAGATGGACTAAGACTCCGGCTAGATTTGAAGAATCTAATTCTTGTACTCTGGTGGCTGATAGATCTAAGCTTGAAGGTCTAAAGGGCAAAGATTATTATGATGTCTATAATAAGATTAAAGGCTCTGATGGGTTTACTAATGCTGAACGCTTTAGATTGCGAATGAAATCCAAGGGCTATAAGATCATATCTAAGAAGTTTAGTCCTACTGGTCGAAGGGTATGGGTACCTGAAGATCTTCGAGTGAAGATTCATAAGGCTAATATTGACGGGTCTATATCTAACCCTGAAGTGAAGCAGCAGTTGATCAACGAGATTCTAGCTCTCCCTAGAATTAAGAAAGCTTACAAGGACGTGAGGAACTTAAGGATTGATAATCATGAGTAAGAAGCCTTTAGTACAGCAAGCGATTGAAGAATTCTTTCTTCGAAAGCCTATCTATGATCCCGTTACTCATTTAGACTCTGGTTATGTCCTTCCGACTTATGAAGAACTAGAAGAGTATATTAAGACTTCTAATGCTAACGGGTTAGTTAAGAAACGAGCTAGAGAACTCTTACCAGAATTATTGAGTAAAACCATTATAGAATGCGATAAGCAGGATATGGCTTTGATGCATTCTAAAGGATTAAGTCATGATTCCAAGTTCTCTTCTTCTAAACAGCAACGGGGAAACCCGGAAACTTAAACGAGTGTTTCATGCAAATGCAGGGTGTTGTCCACAATGCAGGGCTATGAATGGACGTGAAGTTCATGTGGACAACCCTGCGTTACTGACCCATCCACACTGTGTAACGGGTGATACCCTGATTAGAGTATCACCAATTACAGGAAAATTCTTAAGGGCGTTTAGGGCTATATATTCTGGCAACCTTATCGATATCTTCTATGGAAGCGGAAATAAGATTAGTGTTACCCCTAATCATCCAATACTTACCTCGCATGGATTCATTCCTGCATATTTGATTAAGGAAGGTGATGATATAATCGGAGTCGAGTTCAATAGCCTTACCGAACCTAGAGTTGATTCTTCTAAGGTTGAGGCAGCTAATATAAGTATAACCACTGCTAAGGATTTGTTTGATACGCTCTGCTCGTCTAGCTCCGTGAGCTCCATAGAACTTGAACCCGGATCCTTCTATCTCCACGGCGATAGAGTCGTAGACAACAAAGTCGATATTGTAAATTCCACAAGCGACTTCTCTACGGAAAGGAATATTCCTGAGAGTGAGAGCTTCTGCAAATTTAGATTCACCAACGCTAGACCCGGAGCTGCAAACGCCTCTGGCTTCATTAGTCAAAGCTCGTTTAAGTTTAGAATCAAAAGATTCTGGAACACCTGTCTTGGCTATATGAGCTGCTTTAGTGATCGCTTGTCTATACTCTGGCGTTGTATTAGTCATCCTAAGTTTGCAGGCATCACTAAACGATCTATGCTTAACACCATTGCGTTTAAGGACGTTATCTATAGTTGTTCTACAACAGCCAAAATCCTTCGCGATTTGAAAGCAGGATTGTCCGCTGGCGTACTTGTCAAGAATAAGGTTAATAGTCTTGGGATCAGTGAAAATGGGATTCATGAAGTTTATTCCTTTGAAACTGAAACAGGATATTACATTTCAAATGCAATTGTAAGTTCAAATTGCAAATGTCACGTTGTAAAGGAGTATAGATAATGGGTACTAAAAGTTTATCACAAGCAAAGATTCATATTGATCAAGATCCTAAAGCTGAAGCCTCCGGGTATGTAAAGCTGAAGGCTGATGTTGCTAATTTGAAATCTATCGTTGCAGATCTTCAGAACCAGATTAATGAACTTAAAGCATCTAAGCCTGTAGAAAAAGATCCTGATCAGGTTGAATTTATGAAGGAGTTGTTTGCCAATGCCAAAGCTGGGTGCCGATGAATTTGCAATCGAAGACCTCGGAGTTGGAAAAGATGGTAAGGCTAGAGTTAATATTCTATATGCCAGTCAGACGTATAAGGATATAGTTAAGTCTAAAAGCGGAAAATACTGGTTAAAGCTTTCTGATAATCGATATCACTGGGTTGAAGAACCTGATATAGATAAAGCTTTAACTGGTGGGTTTATTCCTAAAGGATCTAAATCTACAACTATAGCTTTAAAGCAATCGAGCGATAGCCTTTCTAGTTTAAGTAGTTCTAGACCAGTGGCTTGTATAAATTATTTATGTAAGCATATTAGGGATCCTAAGATTGATGCTAGAACTCCGTTTGATTCCGACCCTATTCATACTTATGATATATCAATGCTAGTCGTATCATGTAAAAGCCTAGGACAGTTCATGGAAGAGGTTCAAGCTTATATGCCTGATACGGTTAAGACTCCTGATAGCTTTGACTGGAGTTATCTAAATGATCCTGACCATGTTGACACGGCTAACGATATTAAGCTAAAGACTTGGTATACTAGAATCAGGGCTAAGTGTAAAGTGATTTTATCTAAGATGCAATTATGCCTTGGCTCGTTACAAAAAAGCAGCTATGGATTTTTCTTGGAACGATGCTTCAAAGAATTTGTAAAGCCGGAAACGTCTAAGAAGAGCGCATCAGTAAATATTGAACAGCCTAAATCAGATGAATCTAAATCTGATGAACCAGTAAGTGAGTTGCCTAATATTCAAATTTCATTTACTGAAGAGGTATCTAGTGAATCCTAGAATTATAAAAGACTTTAAGCTATTGCCACACCAAAGAAAAGTGTTCGAGTCTAATGCCGAGGATATTATTTTCTTTGCAGGACGCGGAGCAGGGAAGACTTTCTTAGCTTCTAGATATATATCTAAATATCTAGTCGAGGGTAAGAATGTAATTGTCGCTGCTCAAACGTTTAGAATCTTAAAGAAGGTTCTATTTAGAGAGATTCTAAATTGTTTAACTAAGTGGGGCATTAGATTTAAAGTGAACCAGACGGACATGACAATCACCACGGAGTTTAAAAGTGAAGCTCATTGCTTTACATATAGCGAGGGGTCGATTGATAGTGTCCGTGGGTTAACTGGGATATCGCTTGTTGTTATCGATGAAGCCGCACTCATGGATAGAGAGTTCTATGAAGTGTGCATGGCATGTTGTCGAGGTGTTGATAACTGGGGTCGTCCTGTAGGTGCGCCTCATAGCTTGTTGATTTCAACTCCGAAGGCTCATTCTTATCTTAATCAAAGAATTAAAGAAGCATTGCCTGGAGAGGTGGAACTAATCACGGCTACCACTATGGATAACACCACATTAGATAAACGCTTTATCGAACGCTTGGTTAAGGATTATGGAAATACATCTTTCCTAAAGCAAGAAATCTATGCAGAACTTATTGACGATTCAAGTCCGGACCAGCTTATATCTTGGATGGATATCGAAGATATGTGTAAGCGAACCGGGCATGAATATGGAGATAGAATTCTTGGTATAGACCTAGCTAGATATGGGGATGATAATAATTCTTGTTGGTATAGACATGGAACCTTATTGCGCCGGGATTGGAAAATTAATTCTATATCTTCTATAGACATGTATAATAAGATTGCTGGTCAATATAAACCTTGGGATTTAGATATGATTAATTTAGACGGCACTGGTGGCTTTAGTAGCGGTGTTGCAGACCTGCTTAGACATGGTGGGTATCCTGTAACTGAAGTTAACTTTGGTCAACGATTACCTGAAGGCAGTAAATATCTAAATCGACGAGCGTTAATGTATGCAGTGCTTGAAGCGGCATCTAGGTCTAATCTAGCTTTAACTGGTGTGATTGAAGATCTAGATAAGGTTAAAGAAGAACTTGCAGCTCAAAAGATTATTCTTAGAGAGACTGATAATAAGATTGCATTGCTTTCTAAAGATATAATTAAGAAAGCTTTAGGTCGAAGCCCTGATGATAGCGATGGGATAGCTTTAACCTTTGCTCATGTAACTGATTTAGAACACGACATATACAAAACATTCATGCCACGGAGTGAAGAACCAGAGAGAAATATCTTTGAAGAACTAAACCGTTCGCATAGATGGGCTAACTAACTATAAGTCTAGATACGCTTGTATCTAGACTTAACTCAATCATTGATATAAATCTATAGGAGAACCTATGACAGAAGATGAACTTTCAGTAGTGAAGCGCTTTAAAGACTTTGGAAAGAAGAGTTCTTTGAAGTTCAAATCTATTGTAGACAGAATGAAGCAAGAGAGAGCTTTTGCGAGTGGCCACCAGTGGACTGCAGCTGATGATACTAATCGAGGGACTGATAGAGCTAGATTGACTTTTAATCTGGTTGATAATCAAATTAATTCTGCGGTTAACCCGTTCTTAAGCCACCCTTATAAAATTCAATACCAGTGGCTAGAGGATAACCCTAGTGATCTAGTTCAAAAGCTTAATCTATATATTCAAAAGCTCTATGATGATAATGATTTTAAAGTAAGTTCCGAGCTTGCTATTAGAAGTAATGTAACTGCAGGGTATGGGTATTATTATGTAACCACTGATGCAGACCCGACGGGAAAGCCAATCGTTAAAATTTATCCGATTGAAGATTCCACCTTGGTTATTCCTGATCCTGATTCCGTTCAACTAGACGGTTCTGATGCTTCGAAGATGGCTATAGTTGAACACATGTCTAAAGAGAAAGCCAAGAAATTATTTGGTGATGACGTGGTCGATAGCGGTTATTATGAAAGCGAAATCGCAGTATCAGACTTTGGTGAGACTTGGAAAAGCCCTCCTGAATATGTAACGCTTGTAACGTTCTATGAAATGACTGATTCTAGAAATGCTTGCGTCATTACAAAGATGATTGGAAATAAAGTTGTAAATGCAGTGACTTTAAATATTCATCATATTCCTATTGTGACATTTAAGGGTGCTATATCCTATGATGAATCAGGGGATATATCTTATAATGGATTAGTGCATAAGATAATGGATGCACAGCGTGTAGTTAACTATGCTGAATCGCAGCTGGTCGAAAGATTATCTAATGCCCCGGTGCCGGTGATGAGTATTCCGACTGAAGGTTTAGACAACAATCTTGATTACTACAAGAATATTAATCGCAGACTTAACCCGGTTGTTCCTTATAAACAATTTACGAAGGATGGAAAGGAACTTAGAGAGCCTAAAAGAATTGACAATAGCTTCCCGACTAATGATATTGGTGAAGTTATAGGACAATCTAAAGCGGCATTAAGCGAAGTGTCCGGGATGCCTTTGACCGGGATGGTTGAAGCTCGTGATGCAGAGACAGCTACATCTATATTGCTTAGAAGTAAGAGTGTGGCTAATAATATAACGCACTATATGGATCATGCAAAGACTTCTACAAAGTTCTTGGGTACATTGCTTCTAGAATTTTATAAGCTTCTAAACCCTGATGCTAATCTAGATACAAGCATGGTTGTAGTGAGCGTTACTGAAGGCCCTGAATATGTATTCCAGAGTGATGAAGCCAGAGCCAAGTTGATTGCAATAGCTAACTTCTTGCCTCCGGAGCAGAAGAATATTATTGCTTATCAACTTTGTAAGCTAGATATGAATCCTGATATTAAGGCAGCTGGTGAAATGATTAAGCAGACTTTGCCGCCCCAGGTCTTAAGTGATAATGGGCAGGTAATGATGCTTCAACAGCAGATGCAACAGATGCAGGAACAGTTCAAAGAGCTTATGCAATCTAAGGACAAGCAGATTAATGATCTTAACCAGCAGGTATTAAGCTTGCAACTTAGAAGCCAGAGCGATGTGGCTATTCAACAGATGAAGAGCCAGACGGAGCTTGCTAAAGCAGAGATGGATATTAACGCTGATAGCCAGAAGCAGCAGTTAGATATTGCAGCCAAGGCTAATATTGAAAATGCAAAGCTCGCAGCCCAGGCTCAAAGAGATCGTGAGAAGATTATTGCTGAAGCTATGAAGTATAATAGCATTACGCAAGGTTACTAATAAGATAATCTATGTCCTTCGGGGCATAGATTATTTAACTAATTCATTGAATCCGAACAGTACGGTTATACTGAATATGAGGTTAACATGCAAGATAGACTTGATGATCTTGTGAATGATATGGAAAGTGAAGATCAATCTTCGATTTCCACTCCTGACACTTCTAATTCTACGGTTGAATCTAGTCCTGATCAGACAGCTTCTAACCAGGAATCTTCTAGTGTAGAAACGTCAACGGAATCTAACCCGACTGAAGTGACTGATCAGACTCCGCCGAGTAATTCTAATGATAACTCTCCAAGACAGGATGGAGACGAAAAGCAGTCTAAGGATAAACCTAAGCCGAAGTATAGTCATGAAGAACAAGTGGCTTACTCGTTTAGTAAATTGAATTCTAAGCTCTCACAGACTAAACGGGAACTTAAAGAAGCTCTCGCTCAGATTGAAGCTTTGAAGAAAGCTAAACCGCAGGAAACTCCAAAGACTTATGGACCTGATGATTTTGAATCTCAGGCAGATTATTTTAAGTATATTGCTAACCAGCAGTTGATCGAACAGCTTAAGAAAGCTTCTGAAGCTAAACAAGCTTCTGATGCTAAAGCTATGGAACAACAAGCTGCTCAGGATAGATATTCTAATCTAGCTCAATCTATTTATAATACCCCTGAAGCTATCAATGAATATAACACGGTGGTGGGTAAGGCTATTGAAGAAGATGGGTTAGATCAGGTATTGAACTCCGATGCAGTGCTCGCTGATTTCCTTAATTCTAGTAATATGGCACCTCGACTTGTATATCATTTCGCTGCTATGCCTGAAGAACTAGATAGGATTATGGCTATTAAAGATCCTACTGATAAGCGATTTGCTTTAAATATTCTCTCACATAAACTCGCTTCGATCTTTGCCGCTAGACCCGCAGTGAATAAAGAAGCATCTAAACCTTCACAGTCCTCGCAGGCTAACGTTCCGATTGTAGGTAAAGCCGGAACGGGTGGAGCCAGCGCAGGATCAATCCCAGAACAATCTATGGATGAAGTTCTAGCAGAGCTTCGATCTATGGTTTAATATTCTTAAGGAGAATATATCATGGCACAGACTAATCTTGCCCCGAATGCTGGTAATGCAGCCCTTCAAAATAAGAAGCTTAAGCTTTTTGCAGCTGGTATTCTTGATTCTATTCCGTATATCCGTATGTCCCGTTCTTACTTTAAGGACGATGTTAAGAATAAGAAAGCTGGTATGTCCTATCAGTTCTATGTCCCTGATCCGGGTTGTGCAGTTGCAGGTACAACTGATCTTAATCTTAACTCTACCGCTAATGCTAAGAAGCTTGCAGGTGCAACTATTTGGGAACGCCCGGTGACCTGTACTCTGGTTGACGGTATTGCAGAAGTTAAGCTCTCTGCATGGAACAAGCTTGTGTCTATTGAAGACTTTAAGCGCACTGTAGTTGATGAACGTGCTCGTGGTCTTGGTGCAGAAATCGAACAGTCTGTTATCTTGAACAACGTGTTCCGTGTTGACTCTGCGATTGTCGATTCTTCTGGCACTCCGTCTAGTCGTCAGTTTGCATTGCTTACCTCTAAGCTCCGTGGCATTCGTTCCGCTGGCACGAAGATTGCATTTGCTCACCCGGACGTGTATGCATGCCTTGGCGATCAGTTCCTTGGTAAGTACCTCCCGTCTGAAATCATGAAGAAGATTTATGATAAGCTCGACGTGGGTAATGTGTTTGGGGCTGAATGGATTGAAGAAAACTACATGCCGTTTGTGACTGCAACTGGTTCTGAAACGGTAACTGAAGTTGACTTCGATGATGCCGATGGTATTAAGATTACTGGTACTGGTTTGTATGTTGGTATGCCGATTAAGATTAAGGGTGCTGATGGCAAGTTCCTGAAGACCGTTGACCTTGTTGGTAAGCCGACTAATGAAGACTTCGTGCTTATCGTGTCTAAGCTTACTACCTCTAACACGGTTGGTTATGCTCAGCTCGAAGCAGGTGAAGTTCGCTTCATGAACGATAAGGAATCTTCCACGGTATTCAACCAGTCTAATCCTACCATTGGTTATGAACGCTATCAGACTGATGGTACTGATAACCTTGCAAAGACTGGCTTGTCTACTACGGCTGGCACGGTTGTCCTTGGTATCACGACTGCTGGTACCTATGCTGTCGTTCAGATCCGTGACCGTGACGCTCTCGAATTCGACTCTTATGAATTTGATGAAGTCGCAGGTGCTAAGAACGAAAAGCTCAAGGCTATGGAAATTACGGTTCAGTCTGTTGAACAGGGTGATGTTACAACCCGTGATTCCATTATGCGTATCGACGTGCCGTACATGGCTAAGCTCGTTCTTACGAAGCTTGCTCGTGTATTGTACATGAAGATTGCTTAATCAATATACCTCGTTGATTATAATCCTATACTCTTCGGAGTATAGGATTATATTTTAACTCAATCATTGAAATACTAATGGAGAGCATATGCCAAATAGTTATATTACAACAGTCAAAGATCTAGTAAGATCTGGATATGTCTATGCCGGAGTATTAGGCGAACAAGCTGATCTTCAAGGCGATAGATTTCAAATGGGGTTAATGATTTTAAATCAGTTAATTACTCAGGCTAATACCCAGGTGTTCCTGCCGTTTGCTCAGGTGATTAAAGATCTTCCACCCAGTTATCAAGTATATATTCTTAGTGAAGATCCTGATATTGTATCTAACCAGAATGAAATCCCTGATGCAGTAAAGCCACTTGGACCTGCAAAGATTATTGAAGCTCCGCAGCCAAAGATTATTAACTCAGTGGGTTATAAGGTGGGTATTAAGTTTACGGCAATGAATAGAATTTCAATGTCCGACATGATGCGATATATCTTGCCAGTAGGAGCCGCACCAAATCTTTATGCCTATGAAGAACATGCAAAATACACGGTGCTAGCTTTAGATAGACCATCTAACTTCCCGGTTAGAGTTACATATTCTAGATGCTTGGATCTTAAAGATGCTGATGATAAAGTTGATATGCCACTTCAATATGTAGAATATTTAATGTATGGACTGGCATATAGACTGGCGATTAAATATCAGCAGCCAGTAGAGAGCATTGCAGGGATTAAATCTTTATTTGATGCTTCATACCAAAGCATTATAGAACTAAACAAGAATGACCATATGATTACATGGGCTGATACATATAATGGATCTTATGGTTGGTTTGGTTCGATCTACGCACCACCTTCTTGGAGTTAATAAACTATGCCTAATGGAATTATAAGACCTGATTTTATTGGAGGGAGTTATCAGCTAGACGTGCTTATGGCTAGTCCTGAACTCTCCGAGAATATGTATGTAGAAACGCTTGGAGCTAAAGACGCTCAATCTTATACCAGTAAGATTTTAAGGTCTATAGATGGAAATCGAAGCGTTATGGAATTTCCACAAGGGGTTATAGGATGCAGAGGCTTAACCACTATAGGAGCTGGCCCTGATTATGCCCCTGATATGTATGCAGTGTTCAATGATAAGCTATATAGAATCAATGCAGACTTATCTAGAATTGAAGTTGGGTCTATAGGAGCGACAAATACCCCGGTTAGATTTACAGAATCAGGTGGGGTTAACTCTCATCTATGTCTAGTCAACGGACAGAGAGAAATGAGGGTATGCAGCGTTCATGCTTCTGATGCAGAAGTTGCAGATAGCTTTAAATCTATTCCGTTGCCAAAGAACCCTTATGATTCTAGAAACCAAGCTTATGCAGATCTAGATGATGGGATATCTATAAACGCCACGCATATTCTAACTATGGGCGAGAGAGTTATAGTTAACGATAGTGAGAGTGGCTTTATATTCTTATCTAGACCCGGAGCCTTTCAAGGCGGAACATATGAAGTCTATGAAACTGAAACGGTGACTGATGAAGCCGGAAATCAAGTTGTAAAGATTGTATATGAAGCCGACGGTGTAACCCCTAAATATAAGACGGTCGATAATGATTTATGGGGATGGAAAGACAGGCTAGGGAAATATCAATTTGTACATTGCTTAAGTGCGAACGGCGACGTGGTTAAAGCTATAGAGACTCTTAATGCTCAAGAACTATGGGTGTTTGGAAATAAGAGCTTTGATATCTATGGGTTTAGTAGCGACGAGTCCGGGAATTATTCCTTTACTAGAACCGGGATGGGTACTAATATTGGTATATCCGCGCCTCAATCTTTAGCCAAGATTCAAAATACTTTATGCTGGTTAGGATCTGGTGGCGATGGTGATAACGCAGTCTGGGCAGTAACGCAGAGCGCACAGCCTCAAAGAATTTCCACTCCGGCTTTAGAAAGATATATAGCCAAGATGAAATCTAATGATGCCTTTGGATTTGCATATAATTATAGTGGTCATGCCTTCTATATCTTAAGCTTACCGACTGCAAATAGAACCTTCTGCTATGATCTTACAACCGGGATTTGGCATAATAGAAGTACTAGAGAGGTTAATACTAACCAGTTAGAAATGTGGTATCCTAGCTTTGCATGCAATTTTAATGGTGAAGTATATTTTGGAACCTATAAAGCTAATGCTTTAGTAGTGATGGATCAGTCTAAGCACACTGAATGGGATGGAAGGCCCATTAGAAGGATTAGAAGAAGCCCGGTTATAATCAGTGAATTTTCAAATCTAATTGTAGACATGTTTAGAGTTGAATGTGGAACTGGTTTAACCACTGAACTTCAACCTACTGAAGCCTTGCCTAACGGCGATGATAGAGAGAAGCAAGGATATAACCCTAAAGTCATGATGAGATATTCTTATGACGGGGGAAATACATGGAGTTATTTTGGAGAGAGTTATCTAGGCCGAGCAGGTCGATATAACACTCTCTGCGAATTCTATGGACTCGGAATGGGTAGGTTATTTGTAATCGAAGTATCATGTGATGACCCGGTAGATTTCGTTATTACAAGTGCAAAGCTTAAAGCCAGATCTACAAGGAGCTTCTGATGAATGCTAATGATTATAAAGAACCTATAGGCGGTGATATGGGAGCTACACCTAGCTCTCAATCGCCTTCTAATGTATCAACCGTAACGGTCAATGCAGTTCAAAGTGTTAACGAGATAAATAACCACTCTTTATATAACGTGTGTAATGGTGTAACAGGCTCTTGGGGAGCATACACTGATTCTAACATGGAAGTGGCTTATCTAGGAAAGATGTGTATATGGAAAAGGTTAGGCAGTGGAACGAGAACTATTGATGTTCCAGTTAATAACTCTTCTGATTATCTAGCAACAGTATTATTGAAAGATGGTGGATGCTATGGAGTATTAGTCTATAGAGGTCTATCACAAATTACTATCACACAGCCGGAGAATACTGTCTGGCAAGTTACAGGAATGTTTAATATCATTTCAAAGGAGAAAGGATAATGGTTCCATTAATTGTAGGCGGAGCCTTGGCAGCTGGTAGCATTGCAAGCAATATCTATTCAGCTAATCAGGCTGCAGCAGCGGCTGATGACGCTATGGAAGCCGCAGGTAAGGCGGCAAGTTCTATTAGAGGAGCTTGGGACAGTACTAAAGGAACTTATAAGGATAACGCAAGTGCGATTCAAGCTTATAAGGATATAGTAGACCAGACTTACGGCGATAGAGCAGACATGACTAAGAAGTATAGAGAATTACTTAGTCAGGATATGTCTGATAATATTTATAAGCCGTCTAATTATAGCTATGATAAGAACATTGATCAATTCTATGATAAGGCATGGAAGCTTAATAACCAGACGCAGTTAGATGCTTTAGAAGCGAGTGCGTCTAATGCTGGCAATCTATATTCATCCGGGTTGCTTAATCAGATGGCGAACACTGCAAGTGCGAATGCAAATAATGCTTATAAAGAAGCTATGAAAGCTTATCTAGAAGATAAGAACATGGATATCACTAGATGGAGCACTGAAGAAAAGAATAAGCAAGCAGCAGCCCAGCAATATCTAGACAACTATAAGACCAGGTTAAATGCTTATGGAGACTATGTTGGAAATAGCCTTGGAGCTTATGGTGATATTGCAAGTGCTACAATAAACAACAATAATTCTAAGGCTAATACCTATGCAAATTATGTTGGAAACTATGCAAACTTACTGGCTCAAGCTGGTGACTATGCGAACAATGAAGTTCTAAATTACTAGGAGTAATCATGGCTATAAATATTAACCCGACTAATATCAATCCGAATATTGGTGATGCTTATGCAATGGCTTATAGATCTAGAATGAACTATAATAAGCCTCATGCTGATCTATATAAGAATATACTTAAGGACGCAGGTGACTTCTTTAAGTTCTATTATTTAAATGATGATAGATTAAATAAAGATTCTGATGATGAAGTCCTAGATGTCAATGAACAGCTTGGTAGAACTGAAGCTATAACTAAACCAGTAGTTGAAGAAACAGATGTCCGATTAATTAATTCTGGCTTGGATCCGAAGCTTTATAACCAGATGAATAGAGCAAAGGAAATTGACGAAGAAGCCATGAATCTTTTTAATAGTACAAAGAAGTACAGGGACATGTTGGAGGCATACGATAATGGCACAAAACAATTCTTAC